GCATAGGATACGTTGGTGTATGTAGTCATGGTTTATCCGTTTATCAGTCCCATAAAGTACGCTTGGTCAAGGATGTTTTGCGTAGGGGGGTTGTTAGTCACCGAGTATTCGGCAGGGTAAGTTACGAAGACGTCCTTTGTCCCCGCGCTGAAGTTAACAGCCGAACCGCTGTTAGAAGAAGCAAGAATGGTTGTGCGGGCTAGGGTTGTCCCTGATGACGTATATGTACCAACCCCGACTTCCCACTCGGAAGTGCCTTGACCCGCGATGGTGTAGTAGGTGGTGTTGCCGTTGCCAATGACGGCGAAAGACTGGAATCCTGTTGAGGCTCCAAGCAAAGTCACTGTTCCCGTACCAGTCGTTGTGGTAGTTTCTTTAACGCGGTCTGCAATTACTAAAGCCATTTTTACCTCACTACCGTGTCAATTAACACCCAGCCAGCGGTTTCTGCGTCGTCAATCAAAGACCACCCAGCCGTTTGCGCGTCTGCTATATTTTGCCAGTTTGCGTCTTGACTGTCTATGATAATTGTCCAGTACACAGCCGCTACTGTACCAACATAACCTTGAGCGGATACACCAGTCAAAGCCACAGAAATAACTGGAGCAGCCGTACCTACATAGGCTTGTGCCGCATCTCCTGTTTCTGCTGGGCCAACACCCGGAATAACCGTACCAACATAACCCTGTGCAGATACGCCAGTCAGGGCAATAGAGATTGCTGGTCCAACTGAACCTGTATACGCCTGTGCCGCATCTCCCGTCTCAGCGGGCGCTCCTGATGGAGTAACCGTACCAGTAAAGCCAGATGCAATCAGCCCCGATAGAGACCGAGACATTGTTACGCTAACTGTCCCGGTAAGAGCAGACGCAGATACACCTGTCAGCGCAACGACAACTACGTTTTCCCCTAGCGAGGCATAGGGTGCTTGTGCGTATGCGGATATGCCGAACATGGTTTAAACGGCTTTAGCCGCCTCCGCTTATGTAGTTACGATACGCAACAAAGCAGCCGAGCTGTTGTTAGTTGGCATTGTCAATGTAAAGGTACCTGCCGTAATAGTTTGGGAGCCAAACGTATAAACAGCCACAGCCTTGTTCGACTGGGTAGAGTTGTACATCAACATGGCATTAAATGCGGTCAGCGTAACTGAGGTATAGATAATGCTTGACGAAGGAGTCCAGTAGCCAACACCAGCCGTAGACGACGTGTTGGTAGACAAGGGCGCTGTAGCATTAGTAATGGCCACGCCACCAGCCGTGTAACCTGTGCCAGTCACTTCTCCAGTAGATGTGTAAGCGGTAGTCGACGCGTCAATCGTAGCGCTTGTAAAGTACAAAGCAGCTTTGAAAGTGTCAGCCGTAGAGGCTGCACGGATGGGAGATGCTCCAAAATTGTGGGTGGCTGTTAGCACTTCCCCCAAGAAAGATGAACATACTGATGCGGTATTAGCCATGATGATTCCTTATGCGAATTGTCCTGATTCACCACCAACAGGCGGTAACTTCTTTAATGTCACATGGGCAGAACGGTGGACTAACTCTGTGTCTTTCCAGTACTCAACCCAAGTGGTCAGTTCGTTGTCGTCCTCAAACGTGCCTTCCCGTTTTTCCAAAAGGGAGTCATCCATCTCGCCATAAGTTGTAGTTACAAGCATTACGAAATCCTTATGATTGCTGAAGTGTTAGCGACTGCTGGGAATTGTACGGTGAATGTGTTACTACTGGTCTTATCTGAACCAAAGTCCAATACGCAAATCGCCCCGTTGTCACCCGCTTTGTAAATCAATGCGCCCCTTGCGGTTAGTGCAGAAGTCCATACAGCATTGTTAAATGAAATATACGAAGTAGCCGCACCCGTTTGGTTGCCTATTGTTGGTACTTGAGCAATCGTCAAAGCCAACCCGCCAGCGGTATAGCCAGATGCCACCACTTCACCAGTAGATGTATACGCCGTTGTGGTTGCGTCTAGAGTAGCCAAGTTGGTGTACAAGGCTATGTAGAACGTGCCAGACGTGAAGTTAAACGTGCCATTCATTAGCCCCGTTTTAAATGTATTGCACGCCCAATTGCCTGTAAGCGCCATTATCTAATCCCAGTGTTCTGTGGCAAAGGCGCTTCACGGTACTGACCACTGCGGTACGCATCGCTACGCTCCAGACCATCTCCAAGACGTTTAGCCAAAGCAAGCGCTTCTTTGTACTTGGTGTCGTACAAGGTGATGATGTCTTGCTCACCCTTCATGTAGGTGTAAGCCTCGACCAGACAGCCGTACAACAGCACGGTGTCAAAGTTATCTCCCAACCAAGTACTACCAGCCGTGGTAATTGACTCAGGGTAATAATAAAAATGCAACTCTACGTTGTAAGCCGCATCTGGTGTTGGGCCGACAATAAACGACAACTCTGTCGTAATCGTGCTGCCAGAAATGGTTGGCCCAAATAATCCGTAAAATTTGGGTAAACCCCTATATGCAGTGCCTGTATCTGGATAGGCTTCACGGATGAAGTTCACATCCTTGTTTAACAAATAGGTGTAATGTTCTGTAGCCGTACCGTAATTCTCAATAACCGCCAAAGAGTATGTAGCCAAATAATCAGGCGGGGTAGATAGGTACTTCAGACCTGTAGTCAAAGCACCAATCATGTTTTTGCGAAGCGATGGGAACTGAACAGAGTTGTAGATACGCTGTTCAGCTTGCTCAATAAAGCGATTCAACTGGGTCGTTGAAGACACAACAGTGCCGTCCGCCAAAGTGGTAGACGGAAACGTATTCTCGGTATACGTCTGAATCGCAGTAATGAGTTCGCTGTATGTCACGCCATTGGTCCTCTAGACATCACGCCCTTGGTAGCACAGCCAGTGCCACGGATTTTGATGCCGTCAGTTTTGATGGCTTCATCACCAGCAGACTTGCTGAACTGACCGAGGCTAACGTCAGCGTTCTCTAATCTGCTTTTATTAGGAGGAAAGCCCGGATTAGTACCAAACTCCACAGGAGCTTGAGTCATTTTTTTACCAGACATATCGTGTGGTTGAGCGTAGACGCTGGCTGGGCCAACTTCTTTGCCACCTTTTTTCATACTGAATGTAGCCATTACTTGCTCCCTTGGTTTGCAACGCGGGCTAAGTTACGTCCCATAGACTTCATCATGTCCGTAGTTACGCCACCTTTTTTGAGTTTGAGCATAGTGCCTTTACCGCCTTTATGCTCTTGCTTGTCGTGTTGTTTAAAAGCCTTTTTAATGAGGGCTTTGTCTTGTTTTAAATCTGATTTATCCATCTTCAACTCCTAAGTTGTTGCTATCGTAACTGTACCAATTTGCACCAATAAAGCCAAGTTATTTGGCGTCAAAACTGCATCAAAACTGCTTGATCCGCCGACAGGATTCCAGCCCCATTGGAAGATTCTGCTACCACCCTCTACAGTACCAAGACCGGTTGGACCAGTACCACCAGCATCATTAGTTTGTAATCCGCTTGTGCCAGAGGTTACATAACTCAAATCTGGACGTGGCTCCCGCAAAGCCTGCGCATCTTCTACTGGGTACATACCCAATTGCAACTGGGGTTGATCTGGCTCCCAACACTCAGGGCAAACTTTGATGTTTACCTGCTTTGTCTTGATTACCAGTTTCCTCAACTGCTTGAGCATGTACCGCTGACCACAGCGATCACACTCCGCAATTGCCCATTTGCCTGACGCAAACTTATTAGGCATACATCATGTTCCTTGGAACATAACGATCAGCCGCTTTATCTCTATCCTCCGTAGACGCCAACGCCCATTGCTCTTCGTACTCAGACTTCAGCCCAATAGCACGATCCAAAGCTCCGGGTATTTTTTGAGAAAGATAGAAAGCCAATCCTGCAACCATGCAAGGAATAAATCTAAATGGGATATCTTGGACATTTACACCGCCGCCAGCGTCTTGAACTCTACGCAATCTCCAATACACAAATGTATATTGGCTACCGGGATCTGCTGGAGTTGGCCACACATTAATGCATGGCAACCAATTAGCATAAATTGATGCGCCGGCTGTATGCGCGGCAGCAGTCGTGTTGTTCTGCGCTCTAACGCAATTGAGCAACTGGTTTCCACTTACGTTTTGATAATAAATGGTCTCTGAGTCAATGTTAATAAACCCAGTAGAGGCAACCTGAGATGCATCACTAATTGTGATTGTTGTGGCTGTAGATGTAATAGTCGTGGACAGCGTGGCTGATGTCAGATTGACGTTACCAGACTGTCTGTTAATCCATACTTGGATAGGGCGACCAGTAGCATTCTTGTTAGGGATAGTAGAGTAAGTTGACTCTGAAATACGGGTGATGTTCAAGTCAGACTGATTCTGATCCGTACCAGTTCGGGTTACATGATCTAGCAAATCAATCGTATCTACAGGGAAAGGATAGGAGATCTGACCAGTGTTCAGAGGAATAATCCCCTGCTCAATAGTCCATAGGTTGATACCTCTGTTTGCCCATTCAATGGTCAAAAGATTGAGGGAACGACGTGCAGTACGCATATCGTAACCAGTACGCAATTCTGATCCGCAACGCTCAAACGCCTCTT